AGCCCCCAGGGCCACATCAGGGCAGCGGCAAGGGCTGAAAGTGGCTCAGAACGGCATACAGGGCCTGTCAGAGGCAAGATTGGGCCCCCAGCTGGGTGGTGGAACCCCCGAGGACCCCTAGGGCCACCCAGCTGGGCTGATCAATGACCCGGGTTTGCTCCAGCCACTTCCAAGATCAGCTGCCCGGGGTTTACACTCCAGCCGTTCCCACGTCGGAGCGCGCCCAGCCGGGCCCGTAGCAGCAGCCGGGCCAACAGCCCAGCTGGGGGGCTGGCCACCACCTGGGAAGGCCCATCGTGCCCTTCCATGATCAAAAAGGTGGTGTCATGCCGCGCCCGAACCCAGTGCTTCAGCGGCTGCTGGAGCAGCGAACCGAGCAGGAAACCTTCATCGATCAGCTTCTTGCCCGGGTGCAGGAAGAAGATCGTGATCTTGTCGATGCTGAGCGCTCCAACCTGGAGGCTGCCCGGCAGCGGATCACTGAACTGGATGCCCAGATCAGCCCGCTGGAACAGTTCGAAGCCGTCCGGCAGGCCCATCAGGCAGCCCTGCCGAACGTCCAGCCCCGGCAGCGGCCAGCTGCCAGCGACCAGGCTCAGCGGGCCCCGCTGACCGTCCGTGATCGAGAACAGCACTACACCAGCCCCGGGGCTTTCGTAGTGGACTTCATCCGGGCCCGGGGCTACCCGGGGATGGGGCAGGCCCCGGATACCGACGCGCGCCAGCGGATCGGGGCTGCCCTTGGCCGTGACCTGGATGATGTGCTCCAGGCCCGGGCCATCGTCAACCAGACCACGGCCGACACCCCCGGCCTGCTGCCTGAGTTGATCATCGGCCAGATCAACACTGACCTGGATGCTTCCAGGCCGCTGATCGCCACCTTCGGGGCCCGGCCACTCGGGGGCATCCCGGGCAAGAAGTTCAACCGGCCGGTGGTCACCCAACACACCCAGGTAGGTGAGCAGACGGCAGAGAAGACCGAACTGCCCAGCCGACAGCTGAAGATCGATTCCGTGGAATGGTCTAAGCGAACCTTCGGCGGGGCCCTGGATGTGTCCCGGCAAGACATCGACTGGACCAGCCCGGCAGCCTGGGACGCCATCCTGACTGACCTTCAGGGCATGTACGCGGCCTTCACCGATGACGAGTGCGCCCAGGACTTCGCTACGGCTGTCACCACCGAAGTGCCGATCAGCGACCCCACGGACATCAAGGCCTGGGTGCAAGCGCTCTACGATGCAGCGGCGGCAGCGGCTGTCGGTGGAGTCCAGGGCCGGGCCACGGCTGCCCGGCTTCCGAACCACATCTGGGTGAGCATCGATCAGTGGGCTGCCCTGGGTGTGGTGATCGACTCCATCCGGGTCAGCGGGGTGCAGGCCCTGGCCCCCGGTGCGTCCAGCCCGACCACTTTCGCCGGAGACATCCTGAACGTGGCCAGGACCGTGGTCCCGGGCTTCCCAGAGGGAACGGTGATCGTCGGCCGGACGGACAAGTTCGAGGTCTATGAGGAACGGATCGGGCTGCTGTCGGCCATCGAGCCGAAGCTGCTGGGTGTCGAGATTGCCTATGGCGGTTATGCGGCCTGGGGTCCTCTCGACGCCACGTGCTTTGCCAAGGTGGCACCAGCGGGCCCTTAGTCGCTACCGGGGCTAATGCTGGGACCCCCGGTAGCTGGACACCAGCAGGCAGTGCGGCACCCGCCGATGTGGCAGCCCTGGCAGGGGCCAGCCCTGCCATCGTGGCCAATCCGGCTACGCCATGGACCACCGGCCAGTATGTCCAGACCCAGACCGCTTCGACGGCTGGAGAGGCCACCTGGTCCGGGACCGGATGGGTTGGCGGAAGGGCACCGTAATCGATCATGATCACCACACTGGAGGATGTCCAGGCCTGGCTAGGGCCGGGCTATGACACACCCACGGTCACCCAGGCCTACAACGCCGCTGAGGCCTGGGTGAGCAAGCGGGTCCGCTACCCAGTGGTCAACCCGCTGGTGGAACCGCCCGAACCCCTGGAAGCCCCGGATGACCTGAAACAAGCCGTCCGGTTCCAGACAGCCCGCTACCTGGCCCGACGCAACAGCCCGGACGGCATGGTGGGCCTGGGGGACCTGGGGGTGGCCCGGATTCCGGTCAGTGATCAAGATGTCCAGACGTTGATCAATCCCTGGAGAAGGGTGGTCACGTGATCGACATCTCCGCACTACGGAACCAGCTAGCAGCCATCCTGCTGGCTGCCGTGGGTGATCAGGCCACGGTCTACCCGGCAGGCACCACTAGCACCGTGGTCTTCCCGGCCGTGATCATCGGTATGCCCCGCTGGGAGGCCAATACCCAGCCGTGCATGGACACCTTGTCCTGGCCGATCACCACAGCTGTGGCCCGGCCGGGCAGCAACGATCCCCACGTGATCACTCAGCTTGATCAACTATGGCCGGTGGTGGCGGAAGCACTCCGGCAGTCGATCAGTGACGATCAAACGATCATGGGCAGCTGCAAGGCCGCCACCGTGATCAGGGCCGATCCCGGATACGTGGCCATCCAGGGGATCGACTACCCCGGCCAGACGATCACGCTAGAAACCTACGGATAGGACAGATGATCATGGCATTCCAGCCATATAAGGCCAAGGATGTGGACCTGATCCTTGGTGACGAAGTAGACGGTCCCAACTTCAAGTGCCAGCTGAGGTCCGTGGTGCTCACCCCGGACACTGACATCGAACGGATCAAGACCTTGTGCCCATCGGGCCAGTTCGCCAGTGTCAGCGACCCGGAATGGTCCCTGGAACTGGGTTACCTGTACGGCAAGGATGATTCCGACCCGGCAGCTGCCCTGGCCCGGTTCCTGCTGGACAACAGCGGGCTTCAGGTGCCGTTCGTGTTCCGGCCCTGGTCCGGTGATGATCAGGAAGGCTACAAGGGTGTGGTGACCTGTGTTCCGGGCCCCATCGGTGGCGAGGAAGGCAGCTTCAGCGAGCAGTCCGTGAGTCTGCCGGTGGAAGGCCAGCCCGAACCGCTGACCGCTACGGTGGCCGCGACCGGTGCCACGGCAGGGACCCCGGGTCAGTGGACCCCGAGTGGGGCAGTCGCACCGGCCGACACCACCGGGATCACGGCCAGCCCGGCCACGGCCTGGTCCACTGGCCAGTACGTCACCTTGTCCAACGGTGACCACACCTACTGGGACGGGACGGCCTGGCAGGACGGGGAGGCACCGTAGATCATGCCTCTGATCAGGTTGAGGCTCGAATATGATCTTGCAAATCAGGATGGACCCGGCCGGGTAGTCGCTGATTTGCGGGACATGCGGGCCTGGGAGAAGGCGAACAATGGTCAGCCTTTTGCAGTGGACACTCCTGATCTTGGAAGACTGAGCTACCTGGCTTGGCACGCTGCCCGACGCACCGGCCAGTATGCGGGCAGCTTCATGGAGTGGGACGCCATCTGCACCAGTGTGAGTGATCTTGGTGAGGAGGAAGTAAACCCTACCCAGCCGGGTCCTGGGGATTCCTGATCGTATCGCTAGCAGTCCGGTCGGGGCACCTGCCTGATGAGTGGGCCAGGCAGGACCCCGAGGACATCGCCACGGCGCTGATGATCTTCGATCAGCAGGATCAGCAGCGCCAGGAAGGTTGATCGTGCTGCAACACATCCAGATACTGGGCCTGACCCAGACCCAGCTGGCCCTGAGGAAGATGGCTCAGGGGCTTCAGCAGTCCGTCCAAGATCAGGAACTACGGATCGCTGAGGCTGAGGCCAGCCGGATCAAGGCAGCGGCCCACACCCGGCAGGAACGGCTGGCAGCCCGGGGGATCACTGTCCGGCATGGAAGTGATCCCGGTGTCGTGGCCGGTGGATCGGTTCCGGTCCGGACCAGTCACGGCCGGACCCTGCGGGCCGGGGATGTCTTCTTCGGTGCTGAATTCGGGTCTGACCGCTATCCCCAGTTTCCATCCCATCGGGGACGGCAGGGCTACTTCTTCTGGCCGACCATTCGGCATGACGACAAGTCGATCAACCAGGCCTGGGCCGGGGTGCTCGATGATCTTGCCGAGGACTGGGATCACTGATCATGGCCATCGCCGAACGGGTCATGCTGGCCAAGTTCACAGCCCAGACAAAGGAATTGACCAAGGGCATATCCCAGGTAAACGGCTCGATCAGCAGTGTGTCCACCACCACTGAGAAGACCAACAGCAAGCTGGGTGGAATCGCCAAATCCATGGGCAAGACCATGGTGGTGGCCGGAGCAGCGGCAGCCACGGCGCTGGTGGCTGTCGGCGGGGCAGCGGTCAAGACCGGGATTAAGACCGCCAGCGCCATGGAGCAGGCCAAGATCAGCTTCACCACCATGTTGGGGTCGGCCCAGAAAGCTGATGCCTTCCTGCGGGACCTGGCCAAGTTTGCGGCCGAGACACCATTTGAGTTTCCTGAGCTTCAGACGGCTGCCAGCAGCCTGGTCAGCGCTGGGATCAACGCTGACAAGGTGATTCCGATCATGCGGACCCTGGGGGATGTCACCAGCGGGATGGGCACCGGGTCGGAGGGCATCAAGCGCGCCACCGTCGCTCTCCAGCAGATGAACGCTGCCCAGAAGATCAGCGGGGAGGACCTGAACCAGCTACGGGATGCCGGAATCCCGGTCTATGACTTGCTGGCCAAGGCCCTGGGCAAGTCCAAGGGTGAAGTGGTCAAGCTGGCCCAGTCGGGCAAGCTGGGCAAGGATGCCCTGGACAAGATGATGCAGGCCCTGGAGTCCGGGAAGGGCCTGGAGCGCTTCAACGGTCTCATGGAGAAGCAATCAAAGTCGCTGGCGGGCATCTGGTCCAACATGAAAGACACCTTCCAGATGGGGATGGCTAAGGCCGTCCAACCCCTGCTGCCGTTGATCAAGGAAGGCCTGGGCGGGGCCATGAAAGCCCTATCCGGCCTGATGCCCTTTGTACAGAAGGGATTTACGGCCTTCGCCAAGGTGGCCCAGCCAGCCCTTGCCGTCATCCTCCCCCTGATCGAAAATATCGGTCCAGCCCTGTCCGGGATGGCCGGTTCCATGTCCCCGGTGGCCATCGGCTTCAAGCTGATCAGCGGGCTGATGCCGGAACTGGTCAAGCTATTCAAGACCCTGGGCCCGGTGATCATGGACCTGGCCAAGATCATCGGCCAGGGGGTGTCGGACGCCATCGCCGCCCTGCTGCCCGTGCTAGCTGAGTTGATCAAGGTACTGGGCCCGGTGTTGGTCCAGGTGCTGAAGGCCCTGATGCCGGTGGTCGGAACCTTGATCAAATCCTTCGTCAGCCTGCTGCCACCGATCCTCAGCATCATCAAGGCCCTACTTCCGCTGATCCCCGTGGTAGGCCAGCTGGTGGTGGCACTGGCCCCGCTGTTGCAGATTCTGGCCGAACTGGTGGCCGCTTTCGGCCCGCTGATCGTGGTGGTGGCCCAGCTGATCAGCAGCATCGTCAGCCAGCTGGTGCCTGCCTTCCAGGCCGTGATGCCGGTGGTGGCACTGGTGGCCAAGATTCTGGGCGAGGGTATCGCCACCGGGGCCAAGATCGTGATTGCCATCATCCAGCAGATCGTCAAGGCCTTCACTTGGATGTTCAACGTCCTGGTCGGGGGAAGCATCGTCCCTGATCTTGTGAAGGGCATCCTGCGCTGGTTCGGCAGGCTGTTCTCCGATGGCACGGCCGTGATCAGGAAGCTGGTTAACACCATCGTCGGGCTGTTCCAGTGGCTGTGGTCAAAGCTGGGGGCTATCGCGGCTGGCATCCGGGATTCCGTGGTTAGCCGGGTCCGGCAGCTGAGGGACTGGGCCCTAGCTGCCTTCCGTGGCCTCCGGGATTCCGCCAATTCGATCATGGACACGGCCCGTCGCTGGGTGGTCGGCCGGATGACCAGCCTGCGGGATGGTGTCCGGAGTATGGCCAACAGCGCCAGGGATGCAGCCCTGAACGCTTTCCGCTACATCCGGGACAAGGTAGGCGGTATCTTCTCCAGTGCCGTCAGCAACATCAGTAAGGTCTGGGGTGGGCTGAAAAACGTGCTGAAGGCGCCGATCAGCTTCCTGATCGACACGGTGATCAATAAGGGCCTGATCGGTGCCTTCAACTGGGTGGCCCGGAAGGTTGGGGCCCACACCATCGGGGGCCTGCATATCGCCGGATTCGATCAAGGTGGCTGGACTGGCCCCGGCCAGCGTAAGAAGGTCGCCGGTGCCGTGCACGCGGACGAATTCGTGGTCAGGAAGTCCAGCCGACGCAGATTCGAGGCCTCCCATCCCGGCTGGCTGGACTACCTGAACCGCACCGGCCAGCTGCCCGGCTACGCCACCGGTGGCCGGGTCAACCTCCGGGGCAAGACCTTCACAGCCCGGTTCGCGGCAGCCATCCAGAATGCCCAGAAGCTGGCCAAAACGATCTTCAGTCTGTTCCAGGGTGGCTTCCGTCCGGCGACCAGCTACAGCGGCACCAGCCATGCCAAGGATGCAGTTGACCTTGGTCCGATCAACGCCAAAGTGGTTCGGGCCCTGCGGGCCTCCGGTATCGCGGCCTGGGACCGGACCGGGATGGGCAACTGGATGCCCCACATCCATGGTGTCCCGCTGCCCGGCTTCGGCACCCCCGGAGGGTCGGCTGTCTGGCAGGCCCAGGACTACCTGCGGGGTGGCAACGGCCTAGGTGGACGGGACAACGGGGCCGGGTCCGGCTATCGGCCCTGGCCGATCAGCGGCAGCCAGGCCGCATTCTTCGACCTGCCCAGCTGGATGGGCAAATTCAAGGATGTCACCAAGTATCTGCGGGACAAGATCGCCGACAGCCTGAAGGCCGACTGGGCAAACAACTGGTGGGCCCAGACGATCAGCCACGTGCCCGGAATGATCATGTCCACGGCAGCCACCGGGCTGGGCGACCTGGGCCAGTCGATCAAGGAAGGCTTTAAGGAGAAGTTCAGCTTCGACTCCGGTGGCTGGCTGCCCCCCGGGGTGAGTCTCGCGGTCAACCGGACCGGTCATCCGGAACCCATCGGCTGGGACCAGCTGGGCCGGGAACCCAGCCAGGTGATCACCATCAACGTGCACGGGGCACTTGATCCCGATGCCGTGGCCCGGCAGATTCAACGGCTGCTGGCCGACCACGACAGCCGAAGGGGTGGAGTGATCATGCCGTCCCGAACCAGGGTGAGCACATCATGAGGCCCAACGCCGACTGCGAGGTCTGGCTAGACGGCAATCCGGCCGCGTGCACCGTGGACACCCTGAAGGCCGGGATTCCCACCGTGCTGGAAGGCCTGGCCGTCCACTGGGGCAGGCAGAACCAGCTGGAACAGCCCGACATCGGCACCTGCACCTTCACCATGCGGGATGAACGGGCCAGCAGCGATGCCCTGACAATTGCCCACGTCGGCGCGGATGTCCAGGTCTACGCCACCGGGAAGGTGCCCACACCCCAGGACCAGCCGGTGGTCAATGATGGCGGCTGGGAAATGATCAAGACCGGGGCCCTGCCGACCAATCGGTATCGGCTGATCAGCGGCACCCCGAAGGTGATCGTGACCACCACCCAGCACCGTACCGGCCAGCAGGCCCTACGGCTGGCCCCAGGCAGCCCCGTGGTCGATGCCACCAACCTGGCCACCAACCCCAGCATGGAAGGCGGTGTGCTCACCGGCTGGGCTTCAGCTAACGCTTCCCTGTACCCGGTCATCTTGGACAGTTCGGCACCGATCAGCGGGACTTGCTCAGCCGTGTCCACTCGGCAGTCGGCCACGATCAACACCACAGCCGCCACCTTCCAAATTACCGGCCAGGTGGGTTCACCTGCCTGGATTCCGATCAGCAACGGCGTTCCGATCACCGTGGGGCTTGACCTGAAGGCTGAGCTTGCTAACCGGCAGGTCCGGGTTTCCATGAACCAGTACGACGCTAATGGCACCTTCCTGGCCGCTACCCCTTACAGCGTGCCGATTCCCGCCACCGTGGCCGGGCAGGTCCAGCGAATCGTCGTCACGATCACCCCGAACCAGGCGACGGCAGCCCGGGGCTATCTGATCGTTGCCGTGATCAGCAATTCCGGGAACGTCACCACTGGTGAACGGGTCTGGGTTGACAACCTGATGATCGGTGGTGACGGGACCTACTTTGATGGCAGCACCCCGGCCGGTGGCGGCTACACCTACCGGTGGACCGGGGCAGTCAACGCATCGACCAGCCAGCGGCTGTCCAGTCAGGTCAAGATCATCTTTCCGCCGCTGCCGTTCTCCCCCGAAGGTGGCGACCCCACGGCCTGGGATGCCGTGCCTCAGATGTCACCTGGCGATTCCTGGCCGGTGAGTCTCTGGGTCCGGCTGCCAGCTGGCACCAAGGCCAGCTTGATCACAGCCACCAGCCCCACCCCGTACGCCTCCGATGTCGGCCCGTCCACTGCCCCGGCATCGGAGGTCACCAGCACCGGCAGCTGGCAGCAAATCACCGGTACGGTGCCCAACTCCAGTGGTGGTATGGCCTGGCCGCTGATCGGGGTTCAGGCCAGCCTGCCCAGCCCCAGCCGTTGGCAGGACCAGGGCACTACCATCTGGACCGATCATCCGGAAACCTGGCAGGTGGGCTATTCGGATGTCTTCCTGGATGATCTTGTGATTACCGGGCCCCAGACCTTCAATCGCCGCGTGCTGGTGTTCGCCGGAACGGTCACCGATGTGGTGGTGGAACCGGTCACCGATGATGTGATCACCCTGACCCTGACCGCTGCCGACATCGGGGCAGCCCTTCAGAATGACGCTATCGGGGACGAACCCTGGCCCAGCGAGGCCTTGATCATCCGGTCCAACAAGATCACTAGCTTGGCCCACCTTCAGGTTCCGGTGATCGTGGA